GTAGCATGATCTAAAAACTTTTCAACACTAATACCGTTACTTTTTACACCAATAATTTTTTCTGGTGAAATATTATATTGCATTATTAAATGTGGATATAGAGAGTTAATATCAAACGAAACAACCCATTTATGTAAACCAACTAATGGTTCTTTTACATAAGCACCATCATATTTAAATTCTTTTATGTTATCTTCTTTAGGAGGAATAACGATATTCTTTTTTCTTAAATGATTATAAATGATTGTATCCCAAAATCTAACTTGTGAAAAAACATCATCATAATTAATCTTTGCCTCATACGCCATAGTTAAAATTAATTCAATAAGTTTTAATTTATCTTCTAACTTATCAACAATCTCAACATCTTGGATATTGTAATCAACAAACGATTGAAAGTCTTTTGTATACCATTCTCTAAATGTTTCATACGGCATTTCATCTTTACCTTCACCAAGTTCTACTTTACCTATGTAATCAAGTTTATAACTTTCTGGTCTTACTGGTATAAACTTACGATATAAGTCCATATAATCTAACATCACAATACCTAACAAGTGATAAACTGTTTGATTTCTGCCCCAACTTGTTATTTCTTCTCTTTCAATTAAAGACCAAGGAGATAATCTTTTAATAACTTTTTCATCTGTTAACATTCTTATTCTATTAACAAGATATGGTAAATCAAAAAATTTAGTATTCCAACCTGTTATGACATCTGGATAATTTTTAATCCAAAACTTCATAAACTCCATAATTAATTCTTTTTCTGACTTACATCTAATATAATAAACATCTTTTCTTTTTGTTTCAAAGTCACCTGTTCCCCAAGTGATGATTTGTTTATTAGATTGATTTTTAACTGTGATACAAAGTATTTCTTCAATAGGATTTTCTACATCAGGAAAACCATTTTCAGCACTACACTCAATATCTAAAGTAAATATTTTTATTGCGTCTTTGTTAAAGTCAACTTCGTTAGGATGTTTATCAGATATGTATTGATAATGATAACGATCCATACCATAGATAGGTGCGTTATCTGTATTGTAATGTCTTTTAAAATCTCTTGCCTTTTTTATACTACCAAACGTAATAGGTTTTAGATACTGACCTTGTAAAGTTTTAAATTGAGTTTCTTCTTGTGTCATAGCGTAAAGAGTAGGACTATAATCTATTTTTTCTTTATAGTCTTTACCATCTTTTACGCCACGTACAAGTAACTTGCCGTGATGTTCTATTACGTTTTTATAAAAGTTCATTATTTAATAAGTGTACAATTAATCCATCATGTTCTGGTTTTAAAGTTATTTGACAAGATAATCTACTTTTACCTTCAACAAAATTTTTTTCATATTCTATTAAATGTCCTTCTGGATTAGTATAATCTAATTTACCTAATTTGTCAAGCCACTGATCGCCTATATGAACATGGCAAGTACAACAAGCACAAGACCCACCACAAGTGGCAGGTATTTCAGGTATATCTACCTTTGAATGAAACTTGGCTGCCTCCATTAAAGTCGTATTTTCAGGCACTTCAACTCTAATTTTAGAGCCATTCCTTACAAAATAAACTGTTATCACTTATCTAATTTTGGTAACTTTGTTTCTGTAATTAAACTTTTGTCTGGTGTTAATATACTACTTGTATTTTGTTGATAAGAAGCAAGTATTTCTTTTTTAGGTTCAACTTGTGTAACAACATTAGCACTCTTTAATAAAAACGTATCGTTTTCAGTATAAGGCATATACAAACTCATCATAAGTTGTACTGGTTGTCCTGGTGCTGTTTGTCTTGGAATAATAACAAATGCTTTTGATATTGTTATATGATCTGGTGTTTCTGTTACTACTTTTGCGATAACGTCTTCACCTGTAGTTAATCTTAGTATCTTCACGTCTGACATAATATTCTCCTTAATTATATAGTTATATCATAATTGACTAATAAAGTCAATGTTATTTAGTTTTCGTTTTCGTGTCCTACACCTATTTTATCTTGCATTTTATCTTTTTCTATAGGTTTTAGTCTTTTACTTAATACAAAAGTTCTATTGGGGTTGACACTTAAATTCATTAATCTCATTAAATTTCTATTTACTAACAAATCTGAGGCAGTTCTTTCTCTTTGATCTAAACCAACCTCTATATCTTTATATGTAAAACCGTTAAATGTAATATCTAACAAAACCGTTGGTCTTGTTTCTGACGGTTCGTCTGTGGCATTTGATCTAAACACTTCACTTTTACCGTGTCTTGGTTTACTATAAGTTTTTCCATCATATTTCCATTTAACTATTTTACCATCTGATAAAATTTCATCTGCGTGTAAGGCACAGGATTCAACACCGTTACCTGTATCAAATTTTGCTCTCACTTTACCAATATCACCTATTTCTACAGTTTCTAACCAACCAGATTCTATAAGTGATTGTCTATCCCAATGAGCACGATTAGATATCCAATCTATTACATTTGACATCATTTTTTCACCATCTATTCTACCTGCTGGCTCAGCATCAGCATAATAATCTCTGTGTTGATAACCCTCATAATCAGCACCTGATCCTGGACTGCCATTTATTTCTAATAAGTATGGTTTACCTTTGTATATTATATGATCTACACCGACCATATATGCTCTGGATAATCTGGCTGCTTTTAAAATTAATTCTTTTTCTTCATCTTTTAAAATGTACGGTTCTGCCTCAGCACCTCTATGTGTGTTTGATCTAAAGTCATAACTACTATGTGATCTTTTTGTACTAGCAAATATCTTATTATCTACCACGAAAGTTCTAACATCAAAATCACTAGGCATATATTCTTGTATTAATAATTCTGCGTTTAGTTTCCACATCGCTTGTACTGTTGCTACAAGTCCTTCATAACTTTCAATCTTTATGACACCAACACCTTGTGTACCTGTTAATGTTTTTAGTATAACAGGAAACTTACCGCCTATCATATCTAAACCAGATTTAATATTATTTTCGTTAGATATAAATGCCGTTCTTGGTGTAGGTAAACCAAACTTTTCAAATAACAAAGCAGTTGTTAGTTTATTATCACAAGTAAGCATGGCTGCTCTTGTGTTCATCATAAACGCTTGTGAGTTTTGAAAAGATGATATTAGAGATAACCCAGCCTCATCTTCTAGTGCGCCACCTCTTACAACACAAACTGTATCTCTACCTACAAAAGTATGTTCAGCACCTTTACCATCATAGTTTGATACTGTTAGCGTACCTTTATCTTCGTCTTTTGATGTGATGATAGATGATTTAGTGTTTACTATAATACACTTAATACCTTTTTTCTTACACGCTTTTTGTAAGAGATCAGCAGTAGTATTTTCTTTAGGATCTTTTGAATCTGCTATAGTTACAATAGCAACAGTAATAGGTTTATCTTTACGACCTACGTCTGTTTCTGTAATAAATTGTTTAAATTTTGGAACTTCCATTTATTTCTCATTTGTAGCGTCTTCTTTATTTTCAATTTTTTTACCAATGTTATACTTTGCTAGTAAGTTCCATTCTTTCTTTTCTTTAAAAGGTAACACCTTAATTTGACTTAAAGGTGCTTTATCTTCTATTCTTGCTTTATCTGTAATGTCAATTAAATTCCAGTCTTGTAATAATATAGCAATTGTGTTTCTTCTTTGTATATCATTCTGTACTAAAGTTGCTTTTTTGCCATCTAAAGCAAATAATTCTTTAAAGTGTGTGATAAAGTATTTACCTTGTTTGTGTAAAATATGACAAGATTGATATAGTGTCTTGTCTTTACGACTAGCAACACCGATACGTGTTAATGTTTCTCTAATTTTTAAGAAGTCGTCTGGTTGTTTTATAGTTACTTCAAGCATACTATCAGGCGACCATTGTATTTCTTCACTCATTTTCTTTTTCTCCCACCTTTGTTCAAGGTCTCTTTAATTACTTCAATTTGTTTTTCTGTCAGTATGTTGAGTGCCTGTTTAGCTTTTTCATTACTATAACCATAATACTCTTTTACATACTCTAAATTTTTCAATTTGGCTTGTGATAGCCACTTGCCACCAAATCGCTTTCTTTTTCTTATACTATTTATGTAAAAGTGAAATTGTAGTTTTTTATCTAGGAAATGATAACCATTCATCTCGTTTGCTTGAGCAATACAATCGTAAAACATAGATAAACATTTATTAACTATAAAGGGTGGATATTTCTTCTCCCAAGTTAAATCGTCTGTGTCTAATAATGGTTTTTTGTCAAAATTAATTGCGTTTAAGTAGTCTTTCAATTCATACATGATATAACTTTCTTACTATTTTTTTAAATGTTTGTTGTGACCTTTGTGTGAGCCCATGTAGTAATCGCCTGGTTCATAGTCCCATACCTTACCGTGATGTCCTCTTACGTCAGCCCAAAACATTCTCAATCTAACAATCAGTTTTCTGAAAAGTGTTCGTCTAGCCATATTCTCCTCTACTTAAATTTACAACTTGCCATGATTTCAGTTAAACAAGCAACCATATTTATCTCCTGATCGGCTACAAACGCTGCTTTATATTGATACCCAGCAATAATTAATATTGCTTGAGGTATAGATTTAGTATCTAAATTTTCATACAGTAAATCGTAAATTGTTCTAAACAAATGAGAAGGCTCTTTGTCTAAGTTTTGAACAACCCACTTTCTCATATCGTTAAAACGTTTCTCTTTTAAAGTCTTCATTAACTCTTTGTGATTTACTTCCGAGATACTAAACAATATACCACTGTCAATCTTACCTCTTACAGAATATCTTTGTAATTCGTTGATTGTTCTTCTAAAGTCTGGATAATACTTTTGAATTAACTCTGCCAACACTTTTTTGTCATATTCTATATTTTCTTCTTTTAAAACATCACCTAGTCTTTTCATAAGAGCACCAGCAGTTTTTCTAACTTGACCATTAGTAATCTTAAAGTCAATTACTGTACAACGACTATGTAATGCTGGTATGATTTTGTTCTTGTAATTACAAGTAAATATAAATCTACAGTTATTGTAAAACGTTTCTATAAAATTTCTTAAAGCAGGTTGAACACTATCAGCATTCATATAATCTGCCTCATCTATAATTACAACTTTATGATTTGATTCTTCAGTTAAAGACACAGTTGAAGCAAAGTTTTTAATCTTATGCCTCAAAGTATCAATCTGTCTACCTTCATCTGAACCGTTGATGATGATATAATCTGTACCTAATTCTTCACATAAAGCACGAGCAACAGTAGTTTTACCTGTGCCAGCACTACCTGATAATAATAAGTTAGGTATTTCTTTTTTCTCTAAAAACTTTGTAAATGTATCTTTTAATTCTTCAGTAAGAATACAATCACTAATCTTTTTTGGTCGGTATTTTTCAACCCATAAAAAGTCACTCATAATATAATATACTCCTCAATTTAAATCAACCCATGTATAAGTTGGATCTTTAGTCATACTATCATAAACGTTAGGATTTGTCAATAGTGCCCTACGATATGGTGTCCATCTTATACCTACACCCCAACCTAATCTATCTATGATTTGTTTTTTTGTCAAACGTTTTTCTTCTTTTATCCATTTTGTGATTCGTTGTACTGCTTCACTCTCTTTCATTTTTGTAATACATTGTGATAAACCATCTATGTAAGCACTCATATTTTGTATTTCATTTTTAAAGATTAAATTATTCTTAATGTGGTCTAATGATTCATTAGCATAATCGTTTCTTAAATCTGTATTATCTAAATGTAAATTTAACTCTGAAATTAATTCTTCGTCTGTATCAATAAACTTACCTTCATTGTATAATTCTCTATAGTAATCTGCGTTATACATGATATATGGTACACCATTCATCATGCCATCTGTAGTTGCCACAGACCAGCCACTGTATGATTGTTTAGGCGAATAACCTACACAACATTTTTGTAAAAACTTATAATAAAATTCTTTGTCGCCTTTATCTACAATAATGTAATCTCTATCTGGTTTTTTAGCAAGAGGAACCCAAACCTTAAAATCTTGCCGTTGTTGATAGAGTTTATCGGTAACTTTTAAAAATTCTTTATAATGTTTATACGTGTCTGGTCTGTGATTAAACACAATGATTTTTTCTGGTTTTTCATTGATTTGTTTTATGACATCTTTTTCGTCAACACCTAAATGTTGTACTTTTAATATGTCTTCTAATTTAGAAATTGTTTTATCATTAAAAATTTGTTTTGCTTCTTCTAAAACTAATTTTCTTTGTGAGGCAGTGTTTAGATAACACCTATCCATTTCTAAAATACCTAAAATGTTATTTCTAAAGGCGTTAGCTGGCCAAGTAACAACATTTTTTAAATCAAACCAATGACAATAACCAAAAAACTGTGGTACATGATGAGTAATATTTAACAAAACATTTTTTAAATTTACTGTATGTTCTGGTAAATGCGACATTACTAAATCAAAATCTAAATTCTTTGATACAATTTGTTTAATCATTTGTGTATCAAAGTGTACTCTCATTGTAGGTGGGTGTGTTGGAATGTCAACATAAAATTGTGAAACATTATCCAACATTAATGAGGTAACAGGTTTAGGTAATATCAAATAAAACCACAAGTCATCTCTAATAGAATTTAAAAGAGATATTTGTTTTTTAATAACTTGTATGTAACTATCTTTTTCTAAATCTTTACCAAACGTTATGTTAGGATAGACTAAAATTCTGATAGTTTTTTTAGGTCTTATTTCGTCATCAACAAACAGACTCATTGTCTATTAAAACTCTGAATCAGGTTCTAATGCGATCCAGTATTGTACTGATTTATTTCTGTTTACAAAATGAGATATTTTTTGTTCAGAAATTGCCACATCATAATCATCAACAACTTGTTTAAAGTTTTCAGCTTTGAAGAAAGCAGTAAACTTCTTATCTGTTTCGCCTACATCAAGCGAATACTCGTTAGATGATTTATTCTTTTTATCTGTAGCAACTATTTTGATTTTACTACCATCACCTTTTACGGCAATATCTGGTAAGTTAAGTGTTGTAGCACCTTTCATTAACTTAGCAAACAAGTCTTTCTTTAATGTAAAAGTTACATACTTGTCTGGCATATTAATTTGTTTTTTAGGTGCGACAATAACTGATTTATCAGCAAAGAAATACTTTACTGCTTGTTTTGTTTTACTATCAGCGATTGTTACGTTTGATCCACCATTAAATTTTAATTCTGGTGTTTCAAATAATTCAACTGATCTTAAAAATTCAGGTAAATCGTAGATAGCAAATTCACTATCAAATTTTTCTGTTATTTCAGCTTCAGCTAAAATGTTCTTCATTGTTGAAATTGTCTGTACTTTATTTCCAGGTTTAATCAAAATGTTTTGATTGATGTCTGAAAAGTTTTTTAATACAGATATTGTGTCTGTGCTTAGGTTCATTTCACTTTCTCCTTATCATAGTTTAATAATAGTATAACATAGTGTACTGCTTTTAACAAGTCTGCTCTGTTATGACCGTTCTTTTTGCCATATCTACACAAATATTTTATTGCGTTGGCATGACAGAAATCTTTTCCGATTTTAAGTGTCTTTAGTAAATCTAAAACTTGAAAGCCTTTTTGGTCACTTGAATAGTGTTGACCATAAGTTGATTTAATATAATCACCTATCTCTTTTAAGATTTTATCTTCATTGTATTTCATAATCTAATAATATATCACAAGTCATAATAAAAGTCAATGCTGATTAGGCAATATCATTAAAGTTAAACCAAAAGTTAGTTTTTATCGCACCTTTTGATTTAGTCATACCAGCACTACCTATGCCTGTATCGGTCATAGTAAGCGATGATGTTGTAAGTATTTCTGTACCGATTGATAAAGTAACAGTAACACTTGCTCTACCAGCAGAACCAGGTTTAGGTACCATGGTAATATTTAAATTTTTATTTCTAATATCTTTTACAAACTTTTTCATATCAGGACTTTGTTTAGATGATATAA